CCTAAAGTTCCAGCAACCGTGGCGTTGACATCGACATCCAAAGTATCAATGTGAGCTGTTCCATCCAAAAATAAATCTTTAAACTCCAGTGAGGATGTCCCAAGATCAATATCATTGTTAGTAACAGGAACAATAGCACCATCTTGGATGCGAAGCTGTTCCACTGTGCCGCTTGAAACTTGTACATAAAAGCCCCACCTATTATTTGTGTTGTCTACAACAATCTTGTTTAAAAAGTCTATGTCACCAATCTGCGGAATGTTACCGCCTTGACCACTAGAACCATCGTGCTTGTGTCCAGTAGAGCTGTCACTGCTTGCAGAGTATGCAAAAGCGTTTACTACTTGGTTAAATTCATTGTTAAATAAAGCCGCTGTAATTGTATCGCCATCAGCAAACGAACTTTGTCTTGTATAATTCTGAGCCATTAATTTATCTCCTGCCTGAAGGCATATAATCTATGTAAATACCGTTTACAGCGTATGATGGTTTTTGATCGTCGCTAAAAATTCTAAAGCTACATGTATGTCCAGAGCCTTCCAATGTAAGACGCTCCATAGGGTCACTGGTTGCTCCAAAGGTTACAGCATTAAATACTGCTGTTCCAAAAATAGCAGGTAGTGCAATTGTAGCTATAGAAAAAGGTTCTGGTTGAGGTATGTTAGGATCTTCATAATCATAACGTACCCTAAAACTAGGAAGAACTTCTCCTTCAGGACTAAAAGAAACTCTAGCATACTTCAAAGTTTTTCTAGTTCCCACATCACCAAAGTCAAAGTCAGGAGTTTGGTAAACTGATGAAATATTAGTAGCCTCTCCTGCATTATAGAAAGAAGTACCTGCTGCATGGTTGTAAATATAACCATCTTTGTCACCATGATATACTTTTTCTACTCCATCCGCATCTAAGTCAGAAATAATACCCAGTGCCTGAATGCCTAGTGTTTCTGACCATTCAAAACCATTAGAGGTTAATGTTCCAATAATACCTTTAGCAACTGAAGGACTTTCAGTATTAGTAGTATAAAATAATCTGTACTGAGACTTACTTCTTAAAACTGCGCTAGTAATAATAAAACCAGAGTTAGCTGCTACATCTTTTAATATTTCTTGTATTTGTCTGCTAACAGAGCTTAACTCTACGTCACCAATTCTTGCTGTACCTGCCACAGTACGGACACCATCAGGTGCAAGAAATAAAACATCACCACCAATTTCTTGTATGCTTCCGTGAGATAAACAACCTACATTAGTTGTAATAGGCGTAACTGCTATGTTAGTAGGATCGTTAATGTTAGAAAGCTTGTGAATACTATTTTTACAGAAAATAATTAAATCACCACGAAAGCTTGCTAGTCCTACAACAGCGTCAGAAATTACTACGCTACCTGATCCTGCACTACTAAAACTATCTATATGATTTGTACCACTATAGTATACAGTATTTTTAGATGACGCATCACCAGCAACTACAAGATGTTTATCATGTATAACTGCTATTGCAGGGCCTACAGTGCTGCTTACAGTAATCTCTTTAGCAAAAAAGGTTCTAGAGCTTAAACCCGCTGTTCCTGTCATCTGAAATAAAAATGGCTCATTCACTCCGTCACAGATTACAATTTGCCCGTAATCTGAAGTACCCTCATAGATTGCAAAAGTACAGCGTCCCTGATTTGTTCTATCGGCATTTGCACGGCTGTTAAAAGTTCCGTAGTCATCACCGCTACTATGAACATCAGCCTTGTTGATTTGCATCCATGTTTCTTCACCATCAATACTAAAAAATATACCAGTGCCTGAACAAACAATAACGCCATCAGCATATACAGCCATGCCTAATACTGCTTCACTGCCGTTTGGTTTTGTGTCACCAAATGGTGTAAAGCCGTCAATGCGCCTGTAGCCGCCATCAGGATCTACTTCAAAGTTACGAAGCCTTGTAGCTTGTCCCGGCTGCTGAAGCATTTCAAGCTGATTTAGGTTGACGTTTAAACCGCCTTTACAAGAATATCCCCAAGGCTGAGACATTAAACAAATCTCATTCTGTCATCTTTGAAATAGCCGGGAGCTGGTTCCATAAGATGAAGGCGCATAAGTTTTAAGCCACGCTTATAATCTTCTAGCGCAAATGCAGCAGCTTGTGAGTTTTCTTTAAACTGGTGCATGTAGTATCTAGCCCTTGCTAACAGTACAGGCTTGTAAGTGTCTGCAAATACAATAGCATCTCCAAAAGCATCAAGCTCTGTAGGAAGGTCATAGGCATAAAACCAAATACGATATACTTTATCAGGGATGGCGCTTAAACCAAACTTACGGCTGTCTGGGCTGCGTATTACGCGGGAAGGAACACCATACTGTTGGGTGTCTGAAGCGTCTTTGTTCTGAGAAACTCTAAAGAAGTCTTTCCACTCTTCAGTAGTCGTGTACTTTAGGTTACGGATAGTGTGTGGAGCTGTTTCGCCAGAAACACCAACAGTTGTTAGAAGAAAGTTATCCCAATCAATATAACCGTAATCAGTTGTCATGCTGCTAGAAGAGGGCTTTAACTCGTACCAACGAGTACCAGCTACTGTTTCTACATACGCATTTCCGTACATGTGATCTGTAGCACCGCTTTCAGCAGTAGCTAAAAAAGGCCACTGAGGTTCTTCGTTAACAATGTCTAAATAGCTTCTGTTAATACAGTCTTTAGCGTGTTGCTGAACACCGATAGCATTTGCAAAAGTAGCTGAAGTTAAAGCAACCTCATTCAACTCTCGCAGCAACTCATTTGTTAACGTAAGAAATGTTGCCATTATTAGTGTGCCTTTTGAATTGTGAAGTTAGCTTTTTTGCTTGCACCTTTATGAGGCTTAAACCCTTCTTTAGGATCTTTCATTAGCTTTTGAATTTTACCAACCTTCATCCAATGATAACCTTTAGGAGCGTCTACTTTCATTAGTAAGTTACGCTTTTATTCTTACCGGCCATTGCGCTACAAGCTTTTTCCATAGCAGCAATATCAGCTTTACCGCCCATAGCTTTACCACCATGAGCATAGCCACCACGGGGTTCAGCCATTTTCTTTTTCATTTGACCTTGCATCTTATCTGTCATGCTATAACCACCCATCATGTACTTATCTTTCATTATTCTTGCTCCATGCTAAAAGTTTTAGAAGTCTCTCTAGCTATTTCTAATTCATTTTTATTACCAAAGATACGATCATAGTTGCTTTGATATTTATCTTTGTCAAAACCTTTACGAAAACGACTTTCTTGAGAAACAATCGCTTTCCTAAACATTACTGGATTATTATTACTTCCTATCTGTGGCATACATAAATCCTGTGTAAAAAGATTGGGGGCTTTTTACGGCCCCCGTTCAGTTTAGTCGATACCATAAAACGCTGAAACCATAGCATCTGGCCGCAGTACCTTAGCACCATATACGTGAAGACCACGTACAATGTCGCCAAAGCTATCTGGGTCACGAATGACTTCAGTGCTAGTGATGGTCTGAGCCGTAGCAGTAGCAGACATGTGACCAGCAAGACACTTACCAGCAGCGTTAGACGTTGCAGCAATGTTGTTAGTCTTATACATGTCAAAACCACGCAGCTTACCAGAGCTTACCAAACCATTACGGATGGAGCCTTGACCGGCATTGTAGTCTACTGACAAAAGCTTAGATGAGCTTTGTACGAGAATTTCGTAAAACTCAGGTGAAGCCAAGAACCAACGACCTTCTTCAGGAATATTTTGCTCGTCAAGAAGACGGGCCATACGAGAAAGAACGTCAATAGGATCATGCTCAGATGAGCCAAAGCCAATGTCCAAGTTACCAGTACCGTCAAAAGTACCAGCAGCAAGGTCGGTTGCATCGTCAGAACCAAGGATGTGGTTAGGGGTTGCAGCAGAAACACCCGCAAACATCGTAGCAATTACGCCTTCATCAAAAGCATCACGCAAAGCGTAAGCTGCTGAAGAGGTTGCTACATCGCGGAAGTTTACATGCGACATGTTAGTTTCAATATCATCAACGATGAACTTGAATGCGTTAGCAGTGTCAACAACAAGACTAACTTCTTGGTCAGTCAAAGCTGTTTTAGTTATATCTGCGCCACGCTCATACTGGTAAACAGTAATGACAGGTTCCTTGATGATTCGTACAGTGTCACCATAACCAGAAATCTCACCAGCATAATCGGTGTTCGTAATAGCTTCCGCTACTGAAGACTTCCGAAAGAAGTTGAGTACCTGTTTGGAATATACTTTGGGGAGGAAAAACGAGTTCGTTTGACCTGCTACTGAATTACCAAAGTTACCGTTAGTGTCTGTACTTTGCTCAAATAGAGCGTCTGATTGGTTATAAGCCATTTTATATTACTCCTAAGTAGAAAAGATTATCCTCTACGAACCCTTCCCTCAATCATCGCAATATTGATTTCTTCTTCGTGTCTATCAAATTGGTCAAGGGACATTTTCGCAATTTCACTTTCTGTCCAAATCTTAGCTTCCTTAGCATCTATATTGGTTGTTTTAGTAGATACCATATCAGCAGCAGAACTTTGTGGCTGCTTACGATTTGAACGTCTTTTTTGAGTATTCTGTCCTTTCCCAGTTTCTAACTTATAAAGGTCTAACGCTTTAACAGCTAAAGTAACATTGTTTGGATTGTTATAAATCCAATCTTGTATTTGATCCGGTTGTTCCTGCGCCCATTCATGGAACGCATCATCTCCTCTGATTTGATCAAAGTCAGGATGACGTTCCTGTAGAGCTGACTCAGCTTCTCGCGCTGCAATTTCTGCTTCTCGTTGTTCAATAACAGAAAGCTTAGATCGCAATGCTTCTACTTCTTGTTGACTCCTCATGTGAGCTACAGTTTCTACCGTATCATATAGATCAGGATACTCTTGCCTAAAACGATCTAAGTCCTCTTGAGACTTAGGAGCTTGGTATTGGGGTTCAGCTACTCTAGCTTGATCCAATAGTTCTTGCTCTTTACGTTTAAATTCAGAAAGTTTCTGATCGTAATGTTTCTTTAAATCATCATAGCGTTTTTTATAATTAGTATTGGGTTCATCCTCAGAAGAAGGGGCCTTTTTACGGGTAGCCTTTTTCTGTTGAGGTTCTTCGTCTTCATCTTCCGGGTAATATAAACTTTCAGCAGCATTTAAAGATTTTTTCCTATCTTGTGTGTGCCAAGGTTTACGTGCATTATACGGGTTTGCGACTTCTTCCTCTTCGTATGCCTGTTCGGACATGTTACTCTCCTTTTCTACGGGGCTTGTTTTCTTGCAAGGTAGCCAATTTAAAACGTCTTTAAAATCTGGGGCTTGTTAATACAAGGTAGCCGTACTGTTGTTGTTTTTAGCGTCTTCCTCCCATCAGGCTTGGCATTTGATTAGCACCCAACATAAGTTTCTCTATTGGATCTTCATCGTTCTGCTGTGGTGTTGTAAGTGACCCATAAGGATTACTTAATAAACCGCCTTCTGCGTATCCGACTTTACCTCCACTAGCTTCTCGTTCTGCATCATCCATCATTGTTTGAAGGTTGTCTGCTCCGATTTCACTGGTGGCTTTTTCGGTGATTACAAATTCTCCATCGCTTAATCGCGCAGGAATAGAATCTGATACACCATCTCCGGGGCCTTCGACTTTTCCAGCCCCAGAAAACTCAGAAGCAGTTGTCACAACCTTGTCGAAAATATCGCTCAGTTGTGAGTCTGCCTCTAAAGCATTCATTAAATATTCTTGTTCTGTTTCGTCTAAAGACTCATCAAGGACAAAGCCCATGTAGTCATCTTCCATTTGATCGTCTGGAACCTGTGATTCTTCTGCCATTACTTGTTCGTCAGGCGTAAAAGTATCTACAGGCATTTCAGGTTCCATACCCATTTCGGGTTCCATACTCATTTCGGGTGGCACAAGCATTGAACCGCCTTCTGCTTTTGAATCTCTAAAAGCTGAAGTTTCTGCTTCCCCTATTCTTTTTTCTTCTAAATCACCGTAGGCTTTGTTTAACTTTTCTATATCTGATTTTTTACCTTGTAAAATATTTTTAGTTTTAGATCTGCTGTACCCTAATTCTTTAGCTTGTTGAATAATACGATCATCTTGTTCTCTAACGCTTACAAATTCAGAAAGAAAATCCACATAAGCATCGTCGTCTCCTGTTTCTTTTCTAATTTCATCTAATTGTTTTTGTTTAAAACTAACAGCATCTCCATTAGTACTAGTTAATATTTCTTCAAAATCTTTTAGATCTCTTAACCTTCCTGATTCACCGGGGTAAGCTTCTTCACCTCTTGCAGAAGATTTAACTGCTTTTATAACTTTACTAATTACACCACCTAAAACTTTTTTATTTCTAATAGCATTTACAGCATCTAACATTTCTTTAGAATCTTTATACTCTTCTTGTTGTTTTAAAAGTGAATTTATTTTATTTGGCATAGCTTCTAAAGAATCCATACGAGTATCACTTTCTTTTAAACGTAGTTTTTTAGCTTGTTGTTTTTCTTTTTGTTTATTAGCTTCTTCTACTTGCTTGCTAAAAGCAGGATCACCGCCAGCATCATAATCTTTTAATTTTAATAAACTTGGATTAGCCATCTTTTCTCTCCATTGCTTCTTTAACGCTGTCCTTTAAACTCTCTAACTTAGCCAGAGAACTCAGCCTCCCCTGACTGCGGTACAGCTCCAGTTCCGATGTTGCCACCGCCAGTACCTGTAGCTCCAAGCTCTTGAGGCTGTTGAGGTGCTCCTTCAGGGCCTCCCATAAGTCCGGGTTGTTCACCAGTGGGGCCAACTTCCGCGCCAGTTGCCTGTCCAACATTATTTTGCATCCCTATAATTTGAGCCATTAGTGCTGCTTCTTCTGGATCGTTGATCAATTCATCTGGATCAAGGTCAAGACTGTAAGCAAGCTCGCTAATTAGCTTGTTCATTTTAATGAATGGTGCAATAGCAGGGTTTTGAGCAGTCTGTAAGAACATAGTCAAGCGTTGGCTACGTACTTCCTTCTGCATTAAGCTATTAGTACCTGTGGCTTTTACTTCTAAGTCACCTTTAACATCTAACTTAGACTCTAAGAACTGCATGTTCCACTGGAAGTATGCTTCGCCCATAGGCTTTAACAAGAAATCATCAAGGTTTTTAATAACAGTCTTGATATTAAGGGATGCTGCGCCAAGTAGCATGGACATTCCTGAAGCAGTTCGCGTCATACTCTGGACACCTGTCTGACCATGAGAATAGCTTGGGATACCTGTCTGTTCATCTGCAAGCTGTCTGAATTTATCAAACATCATCATGTTTTCCTGTGAGGTGTTAGGAAACTTCAAGCCATTAATTGCCTGTCCCGGTACTCCTGCTTGTCTTCGGAATACTTTGCCCGGAAATATCTCCATACTTTGACCGCCCACAAGAGCAGTTTCGTCTACATCAAAGACTAATGAACCCGACAACGCTAGATTGTCAATTGCCATACGTGCATGACCATTCATGATTTTTTGAGAATCATCCATGTTCTCTGCAACACCAATACCAAAGAAACTATAAGGGTTTCTTTCGTATGGAAAGGCATGATAAGGCAACCTGAAAGGCGTAAAGGGGTTTACTACTGCTCTCAACATTTGACCATTGCAGATCCAAGCGTTAACTTGTACTTCATCTAGGTCATCTACTTCATCTGGAATGTCCATACCAACTTGGCGAGCATATTCAGCGTCAATAACTCCCCAATACTCCAGAACTTCAAACTGTCCTGCGCCAGAGGCTTCAGAACGGTGATCATCTTTTAATTCTTGTTCATAATCTTTTTCTTCATAATTAGGCCCCATCATTAAGGCTTCACGAATAGCGTCTTTGTTAAAATATGGCATCTTAGCCAACGAACGCAGCTTAGTGCGGTTCATACGGTGGCGATGAAATATATATTCTGCTTCGTTTATGGTTGTAGCGTTTGGATCAGGGAAAAAATCCCAAATGCTGACAAACTCAATACGAGGAACGCGCACATCAATTGGAGAATATCTCCTAGATCCTTCTTCATCTTCTTCCCA